GATCTCCCCTTCAGGCTTGCGCTCGCCGTCAATTCTGATCTGCTTGCTGCAGCCGGCCAGCTGGCGGAACACCGGGGACCGGCCAGCGTTGAGACTGAACGAGTCCATGCACACCCCATAGCCGAATGCGCTCACCGGCGTGGTGTTGTCGGCATTCACCACCAGCGGCGCGGCTTGGTCGCTGTAGGTGGTCGCTGGGTCGGTGGCATCGGTCGGCGCGGCGTAGAAGCCCATGCCCTCGAACTTGCCCATCGGAACCTCGCCGGTCTTCAGCTCGACGGTGATGTTCCCGCGAACGCCGACCAGGAGATGCTTCTTCCCACCGTGGCGGCAGTCAATGGTCAGGCCTTCGTAGCCGGTGCCGATCGGCGCATAAGTCACGCTGGTGTCGGTGACGATCGTCTCGCTGTAGCCGGCCGCGCGGAAGAACAGGCCAGACTTCGGTGCGGTGCCAGCCGTGCCACTACCAGCCAGCTCGAACGAGAACGAGACCCCCGCCATCTTCTGCCCCACCAGCCGGGGGCTGTTGCCCACGTAGCCGTAGAGCAGATCACGATCGATCAGCTCCATCTGCAGCGGCGAGAGCTGCAGGTCGTTCATCACTTGGATAGCGTCCGTTCCAGCCGGCGCTGCCGAAGTGCCGTAGGTGGTCTCAGCCTTCGCCAGGATCAGGCGATTCCTTGTCAGTGGCATCGGTCGGTTCCTGGATCAGGGGAGCGGGAATGGTGGACGATGGGATCCACCGGTTGCCGGCGGCGTCCAGCGTGTAGCTGCCGCCGGTCGTCGGGAGCGGTGGAGGTGCCTTTGGCGCCTTGCTCACGAGTCGGTTACGGATGAACACCTCAGCCTATGGACAGATCGGTAACGCTTGTCCGGTAGCGCACCTGGTAGCTGCAGATCGTCCAGCCGGCCATCGCATCAGCCTGCTCGCGCTGATGATCCACACTGGCTGGCCAGATGTCCATCGCCAGGCCTCCCAGACTGCGATCGGCCATCAGCTTGGTGTGCAGGTCAGCGATGATCGGTGCGGCGAGCTGCTCAGGCACAGCGCCGCGGGTGTGAACGATGATGTTCACATTCAGCGTCCAGTCGATGTGGCACAGGCTGAGTGGCGGGCCGCTGCTGGTGTCGGTGGTCGGCTCGATCACCAGTGCTGGCGCTTCATCCCTGGCGAACGCTTCGGCACGGCTGCGGTAGATGCGGCTGCCAACCTGCACAGTGCCAGCCAGGGTGGCCTTAACAGCGGCGAGAATCAGTTCCTGGCGAGTGGTTGTCATTTTTGCGGAAAACAGGTTTTACTCACACCATCAAACCAGTCATGGACTACTGATACGGCATTAAGCGCCGGGATCAGCAGCGCCAACGCGATCACGCTGGAGATACGGCTCACTCTGGTACGCACTTCCTCCTTGCCCTCTAACCGTATCACCCGCAGATCCAGCTTTGCCATGGCTTTCATCGTTTCGGCCTGTGCAACATTGCCTTCCTGGATGTCGCGCCTCATGTCGATCAACGTGGCCTCAATCCTGCCGAGTGCCTGGCCTAGCTCGGCAGCACCCCAGCGGGCCAGCGGTACGCGTCTGCCAAGATCCTCGTCCTGATCGAAATCGTCGGTCATGGTGCCAGCCCCGTGATGAACTCGGCCGGTAGGTCGTACGCAGCCGCCAGCGACTGGACGTGGGCGATCAGTTCAGGCGAGATCAGGCCCAGGCCGTGTGCTCCTGCCCATGACATCATGAAAACTCGGCTATCACCATCGGCAGCCTTCCCAAGGCCAACGCTGATGCTCATGGCGACGGCTGGGGCGGCAGACAGCGCAGCGCCCAGCATCTGGTTGACAGCCAGATCAGCCAGCAGCACGGTTCCGAACGCGACCCACTGAGCTGGCGCGGGCAGTCCCGGCTTGGCAACGGCGATGGTGTCAAACACCTCCCCACCCACCACATACGGATCCGTGGTCTGCAGGATCTCCGTCTCGGGGTCGTAGGGCGCATCACTGCGGATCAGGACGGCACCCTGCTCAGCGAGGAAGCTGGGATTCGGGCCATCGGTAGAGAATGACGTACCGGGCCACAGCACGCTGGCAGGGCCGGTGGCGATGATGATGTTGGCGGTGAAGATGGCGTACATGGTTAGATGCCGAAACGGCCCCGTAGTGCATTGAAGTTTTGGGATACTTCAGTTGTAGTCAAAGATCGGTTGTAGATGCAGAACTGCGCGACACTCCCATTTATGAAATAACTGGCAACATTGGAGACGCGACCGATAATGCAAGCCCCGCTTTCGCTTCCCCCGATGCCTGTCGAATACAAAACAGATGGTCCATCCAGCACGGTGTTAATTGCGAACGTCCAGTAACCTGATGTGCGACGTAGCACAAAATTGTACCAAGTAGCCGCTGATAATGCTGTTGCCCCGACGGCTTTAAACGAATTACTTGCAAAAATAGCTAGCTTGCGATCTCCATTCGTGATCCATACGAAAGACGTAACACGTACCCCATTTCCTCCAAGTATTAGGTTGTCGTACAAACACATATTTACAGGCGCTGCG